GGCGGCACAAGCAGCTTTGTTGGATCGCCTAGAAAATGAGATTTCGCATCTTGGCGTTACCAAGCTTTTAGGGCAAAAGTTCGTGGCGGAAAGCGCTGAAGCAAAGCGGATTGACACGAGGCAGGGAAATTGCGTCTTGGCAACTGCCGGGATGGAGCTTGAGTCAGGGCTAAACAAAGCATTTGAGATGGCTGCAGAATATAGAGGCGTCGAGCCGCCCAAAGTCGTAATTGATAGAGACTTCGACTTCTACAGGCTGCTGGGTCAAGACGTTAGCGTGTTGGGCGGCTTGGAGCAAAACGGGCAAATCACGACTGAGCTATTCCATCAAATTCTGTCTCAGGGCGAGTGGATACCTGAAGACGTAAATCTTAAAGACCTTTCGGCTACTGTCAAGAAGCTAAAAGATAACGCTCAAAAATTTTTGATGGAACAAAGGAATGCTGCTCTAAATGCGGCCACGGGCCGCCAACCGCTTCCTGCCAGCAGCACACAGTAAAGCCCCCAGTCCGCGCAGTGCAGCAGGCTGGGGGCGTGTCTCGACGCAAGGATCAGAATCCCTCCTGCTTTTGGGCGGCCCTGGTCTGCTTGATTTCTTCGTCGGAGATCAGGGGTTGCCTGAGCACCCTGGTTTCGCACTCCCCGTCCGAGTGGATCGTTTTTTCCATCACCAATCCGGCGATGTCCACAACCTCTCGTATCGGCTCGTCTTCGGGCTCCGGCTCATCGTAAAATTCCGGTTCATTTTCGGTCATGGGCGGCGCGGGTTTCGCGGGCGGCGCTTGCGGCGCTTGCGGCGCTTGCGTTGCGGCGGGCTTCGCGGGGGCGGGCTTGGAGGCCGCAGGCGCTGAAGCTGTCATGGTTGACTCGCTTGGAAGGTTGCACGCTACAGTATAGCGTCTCTACCTTTCGCGCCATGACACCAGAAGAAATCGCCGCACTGCAGGCCAGGGCTGCCGAAGCGGACGAACTTAGGCGGCGACTTGAGGCGCTGGACGCGAACAAGGAGACAATCTTGGCTGAAAAGAAAAGGCAAACCGACCGACTCAAGGAGCTGGAGGACCAAGACGCAGCCCGCAAGAGAAAAGAGCTGGAAGACGGCAAGAAATACCAAGAACTACTTAAGCAGGCTGAAGACGAAAAAGAGGCGCTGCGGAAAGAGCGAGACGAGGAAAGGGCAGCAAAAGTCAAGGTGGAGGAGGAGCGCGTTCGGGATCGGATGCGGGCTGACTTTTTGGCTGTCTTCAATGCGGGCGAGGTTTTTCGACCTGATCACGCATGGGATCTGCTGGGTTCGCTTGTTGTGGATGACGATGGCAAGACTGTCGCTATTGTCGGCGGGCAAAAGGGCACGGTTGCCGACCTTGCTAACTCGCTGCGCAAGGATCTTCAGTACGCCTATATTTTTAAGCCCAAGGGCGGCGGTGGCGGGATGGGCCTCAAGCCCGCCGAGGGCGGATCTGGAGGCGCAGCGGAGAATCCTTTCCTTCCCGGAGGAAACGTGACAGCCCAAATACACATGAGGGCGACCAACCCCGACTTGGCTGCTAGACTGCAGGCCGAGGCGAGCGCTGCTCGCGGCCAGGGGTAAGGCTGCGCTGAACTCTTGAGCAAAAGCATCACTGCTGCGCGGTCATGCTGACCAAACAAAAATCTTGCTTTTTTTGCAGTGGCTTACCTTGGGAATTTAGGCGGCACCTTTGCTGGTGACGTTACCAGCCTCACTCGACTTGCGACTTCTGCCGAATTTTCCGATTATCTTCAAGAGGAAATTTTCTTAAAATCTACGATGGCCAGGTCTGGCGTACTTGCCAGAAACAGCAAGCTGCTTGTCGGCACAACTGGTGTGCGCGTCGAAGCTCCGTTTTTCCGCTCGATTGATCCGGTGGAAGAAACGATGACCTCCGGCAACGACTGGGGCCAGTCGGGTGAAGGCCATTTTTCGTTCCAGAAAATCAATAGCGGCACGCAGTACGCCACCATTACTCACAGGGGTTTTGCCTACGCTGTTGACAAGTTGTCGAAACTTGCTAGTGGCCAAGATCCGCTGAGAGCGCTTAGCGCCCAGCTTGAACCTGCTCTCAATAAGCTCAAAACGCGCAAACTGGTTTCTCAATTTGAAGGCTTGCTTGGCACTGGAGGGCCGCTTAATTCCACAAACAACCTGAACAAGGCTGTAACGACTGGCGCCACCGTCGCCAACTATTTAACGCCTCAAAACGTTATCCAGGCTCGCTACCGCTTGAGAGAGCGGCAGGGTGAAATTACCACAATGATTGTTCACTCGCTTGTCCAGGCCTATTTGGAAGAATTGGGCTTTTTGACCTATGATGCCGATCGTAAAGGCATTAACACGCGCCTGCAGATTGGCTCGGCATACAACCTGAACGTCGTAGTCGATGATCAGCTGCCTATCATTGGGACAGCGGGCCAGGAAATGCAATTTGCCTGCTACCTTTGTGGTAGCGGAGTAGTGCTGGAGGGGGACCAAACCCCCCTTGAGATCGAGCTGGCCCGAAACGCGGCATCCAAGCAAGACGGCATTGTCTTGGACTATCATCACAGTTTCCATGTGCCTGGCACAACCTGGAGCGCTGCCACCGACAACCCGTCCAACGCCGGGCTTGCAACTGGCTCAAACTTTGGGCTTGCTTACACTGATCCGCGCTTGATTCCGCTGGTGAGGCTTGTGGTCAACTCGCCCTATGGGGGCATAATCTGATCGGTCGCAGGGCCGAATCGAGGGGGGGGGCTTCGGCCCTCTTTTTTATGGGCGATTTTGTGCTACGCTTTGATTCCGTGCCGGCACAAGCCGCGAGTCGCAAGCAAGGCATCTCACCTCAGGCCTCGTTTGCGGCCGGCACGGGATTTTCGCGTCAGCTTGGGCTATGCTGGGGGCAAGGTTCTGCATTGCCCAGAAATGGCCGAGTCCAATTTCCTCACTGCTCGAAAAGCGTCTACTGTCGCCAACCTGCCCACGGCCTCTTCCTCGCCCGTGGCCGCAAGCCTTGGCCAGATTCGGGTAGTCAGCGATGCCACGTCTCCTGCTGCCGGCTCCGCTCCTGTTGGAGGTGGCTCCGCCAAGGCGCTTTGCTGGTATAACGGGACTGCCTGGCGCGTGATTGGGGTCTGAGCGCCATGAGAACGCGCTGGGGCCTGTGGCGCGGCCTGGCCGAGCCTTACGCCTACTCGCCCATCGGCAGTGAGCCGACTTGCAACTGTACGCCACCAGCGCTGATTGTGGTCGCTGACGCAGACGCCTACATGGCTGCCACGCTCAAGGCTTCCGACTGGACTGCGCTCAGCGCGACACAGAGGAGTCAGGCGCTTAAGTCTGCTCAAGATGCGTTGCGTACATTGCGCTGGTGTACTGACAACCCAGCGTGTTGCGGCAAGGATCTGGCGGCAAATTACAAGGCCGCTGCATCAGAGCTTGCACTTGTGCTGTTCAGTAATAGCACGGCTGTTCTTGGCGCCCAAAGTCAGCTTCCCACACCAGTAGCCAAGAGACAGAAATTTGCGGTGTTTGAGGAAGAGTTTTTTGCTCCTGACGCCATGGTGCCGCAAATACTCCCAAAGGATAGCCGAGTCGGCAGTCGTTCGCCTACGGTTTTGCGCCTCTACCCGTGGCTGCTCGATTTGATCGGGTGTTGGGTTAAGGGCAAAAACGAAACTGCTATCCCAATGCTCCGAGGGTAAATGAACGCTCCGCAGGATGCCTGGGCGAAGCCGCTGGCCAAGCGAATGATAGACAGATATCGGACGCAGGCTCTCACTTACATTAGCGTTACGCTGGGAACCTATAGCGAAGTTTCGGGGACGATCGCAAATACTGAGATCAGTTACGCTGCCGCTGGAGCTGTAATACGTTCAGGCAAGTCTCAGCAAAGGGGAGTGGAGCAGGGCCACGAACTCGAAGCGTGGATTGAGCACGAAACTGTGCCATGGCCAATTAGTTCGGCAGATCAGTTGCAATACTTAAGCCGCAGATGGAAAATTACAAAAATTGAAAGCTACGGCAGTGGCGGAGAAGGGTTTGCTACTGGCGAAATTTATCTTAGCTCAGCTGGCGGCCAGCTCATAACGACTCTCAACGGTGTTCCAATCGTTTTGCAGGGCGAAGGAGGCGGGGTATCGGGCTTCGCAATGTACGCTAGCAAAATCATCGCGAGGGCTGAATAATGGCAAGGCGGCGCCCGTCGAGAGGCAGGCCAAATGGATTTGGCCTTGAAAAAATGGCCGAAGAAATCACGGATGCTGCCATTTCAGCATTGCGTAATGCCGCGAAAGAAGTATTGAATGGTCTTGCTGAGATTGGCCCTAAATGGAGCGGAGAATTTCAGCGAAGCTGGTACGTTGAAACTGCAGACGGGAAGCGAGGTGTTAAGCCGGGAGGAGACGGAGGAAGATACAATCTTTTCAACATTCCCCTGATTAAGACGCAGGGGCGCAACAAAAAAGGCCAGTTTACGTCATCCCTTCCCGCCGGCAACGGGAAAATTGATTTATTCATAGGCAATTCCTCCCCTCACGCCCAAGAGGCAATGGATCTTGTCCCTGGCCTGTTTTTTTACCCTGGTGTCGGCCCGAAAGGGCGTGTCATTGCGCGAGGGAATCGCCAGGGCGACATCAGGGGCGATATTCAGCAGGGCGACGGCAACAACCGTTCCACGGCTCCGCTGGACTGGTACACTACTTATATGCAAGGTGGCGCTTTTAAGGCTGCCGTGAAAAAAGGAGCCAAGGCCGGGTTCCTTCGCCCTATGAACAAGCAATGATCAACCTTCAGCGAATCCGGGGCACCTACGAGCGCATTGTGATTGATGCCGCTAATCCTGTGCCAGCCTACGTGGAAAATCAGCAAATAGTCGAATTAGAGTCGATAGACGAATACTGCCTTGTTCGGGTTAATTTTGGCATAACGCAGGAATTGGTCATCGGGGCTCGGTCCGTGTGGAATATCCGAGGATCTCTAGTGTGCGAAATTTTCACTCGCAAGGGGATCGGTCCGGGGCGTGGCTTTCAGATCGCCTCGCCCATCATCGAGGCGCTGTCGGCTCTGAACGGTTCCATTCCAACAGTCTCCCAGCAGGTCATCGCTCGGGTTGGGCGGCTTGTGGGGCCGACTCAAGCGCAGCTGCAGGACCAGCCGCGCCATTTTACCCGATTCTCGATGCCGATCCAGGCACGCAGCAGGGAGTAGACTGAGCGTCACGACACCCGCCGGCAGTCGCCGGATTTCCGATGCCCCTTTCGACCCCTGGCGCAGTTTCGGTCTTGACCGGCCAAGATGGGATGATAATGATGAGGCCGCCCGGAACACTGGCGCGTCTTTATGACAAAACGGATTTTCCGGCGCCTGTTTCTCCGGCAACAACCTCTGTCCTTTCGATTCCTCCCAACTCCGACTTCCGGGTGAACGATCCCGTAACGTTCACTGAAGAAGGCACGGCCAACCTTGACGCGGCGATTACGGATGGCACGGTTTATTACATCAAAGCCCGCCCTACTCCTGGCACGGTTTCCATTTCTGCGACACCGGGCGGCAATGCCATCGCTTTTACTGGAAACGGCGGAAGTGGCGGAGCCAATACGCCCGGCTTGGACAACTACATCGAAATGAGCTTTGCGGCCGCGCAGGCCATGTGCGAGGTTCCTAGTTGCACACTGACCTTGACTCGTGGGGAGATTGACATAACAACTATTCCATGCAGGCCTGGTACTGCCGATGGCCCCAAGTTGGCGAAATTTCGCCGCTTTCAGCCAGGCTTCGCTGATGGAAGTGGCGTTCTCAGCCTTCACTTGAGCCAAGACAATACGGCGCTTAACACTCGGCTTATTCAGGGGTCACTATTTAACGACCAAGGGGGTTGTAGGCTCAAAGCCTATTTCAGCGCTGTTGCCGCCGCCGGTAGCAGCCTCCCCGACGATTCTCAGTCCTTGCTTTGCGAGTTCCCCGTGATTTTGCTTGGATTTGACACAAGCGTCACTCAGGAGGAGTCGGCAACTGTTGTTTCCCTGAATTACAGGATTTCCGACACTCCTAGCCAGCTAATGGGGCTTGCGTATTGATTTCCTGTGCGACTGCTTGGCGGGGCTTCGGCCCCGCTTTTTTGTGCCCTGGCCTGGTGCTATGATTCTGGCGGTACGCTGAATCACCATGGCCCGCAAAGATGTCAAGGCACTGCTCAAGGCCGCACGCAGTCGCCGAAAAGTGATGATCACGCTTTGCTCTGGCGAAAGCTTCCTAATGTTTTTCATGCCTCTTACGGAGGCGGAGAATGAAACGATTCTCGAATCTGTTCAGGACGACAACCGGAACAATGCTTATGCTGTTCGGGTGCTCATCCGAAAGGCAGAACACGAAGATGGCACGAAAATGTTTGATGATTCTGACTTTGGCATGATCAGGCAAGAATTTACCAGGGGAGACGTTCTCAAAATGGTGTCAGCGCTCTTGGATAACGGAGGTGAGCTGGCAGTCGCAAGCATCAAAAGCAATCAAGAGAGCGATAAAGAGTGACTCTCGCTTAATGCTTCGGTTGGCGCTATGCGACAAGCTGGGGATGACGCCTTCCCAGCTTGCGCAAAATGCAACTAAGGACGACATAATCATGCTTGCTGCATATTACGAAATCCAAGCAGATTTGGTCTCGGACCCAAACCCAGCCACTCCGCAGCCTCGCCGATCCAGGAGGCGCTAAAGTGACGTGACTTACCCTGGGGCCAAGTGAGCGATTACGAAGGACTGATACGAATAGGCATAGAAGGCCTAGCGAATATCAACAAGCTCAATACTGCGCTTGAAAAGACTACAAAATTATACGATCAGATTGAAAACGTTCAAGTCAATATAGGGCAAATCGCCCAATCTTCAGAGCGCAATCTTCAAAGGATAAACAGGGATCTGGGGCAGGCAATAATTAACATGCGAGGGGCGGCGCGGGCCAAAGGGGGCGCCGCGCAAGCGCGTGATTCTGCTGGAAGATACACCAAGGGCGGCGGCACGATGGAGGAGCGCAGGCTCGCTCATCGCCTTTACGCGGACGCCAAAGAGCGGGCCATAGCGGCAAACAAAACGCTTAAAGAAGAACGCGAAAATCGACGCAAGATAGCTGCGGCCGAGGACAGGTACGCCAGGGTGCTTGATCGAGTTACCGATATTCAGGATCGCAAGATTAGCAGATTAGCCCATCAGCATAGCCGCATGGACGAAATAGTGAGCGGCATTGGCGAGGGGAGTCGTGGCAATTATCTCACCAATTTATTCCAGAGCAGGCAGCGTAAGTTTGCGCAAGGCGGAGGCGGCGCAGGCCTGAGCCCTGAATTGCGGCAGCAGGCTCGCAACGCCAGAACCGCTTGGGATTTGGCAACTGCCGGCGGGCGGGAAAACCTAAAGCTCATGCAACG